TGACTTATACGCTTGTTGAACTTTAATGCCAACCCCAATCCAATCCCTAAAAGATAAGATTGAAGCGTTAACCCGCGTTCCTGATATTTGGGCAAGGAGAATAGAAGCATACCAACCTAAGTTATTCGCGCACCTTACTAAGTTACTTGACGCGATTGAATTAGACGGCAACGCATTTGCTATGACACCTTCCAACTTCGCAAGGGTTACGCAGGTAATGGATGGAATGCGCGAATTTATGACACGTGGCGAATATGCCGAAATTGTTAAAGATTTCAACTCCGAAATAATAAAGCAAAACGCAAGGACGGTTAACTACTTTGGAACTGTTATCGGTGGCGAACCTACGGTAACTTCTTTTGCGGCTGCTACGTACCAAACTAAACGCGCCCAAGCGATTGAATCGGTATTGAGCAATACATCCTTAGACGGATTTCTATTAACCGATTTAAGGGCTACTTTGACCGATGCCGTTGCAACTGGTAGCCGTTACTCAAACGCTTTAGAATCGGTGCGCGGGTTGGTTACAGGCACAACAGAAGCGGAGGGTACTCTTTTGCGTTATTCGCGTGTAATTGTAAGCGATACATTTGCCACAACGGATAGGGCGTTCACTTCGATAGTTGCTAAAGATTTGGGCTTAACTTGGTATCGTTACGTGGGTGGTGAAATTGCCACCACGCGATGCTTTTGCGATGCAAGGAATGACAGATTTTTCCACGAAAACGAGATTAAAGCGTGGGGGCGTTTGGAGGAAATAGGCGAATGCAAGAACAAAAACGGATGGGCGGGTCGTATGCCAGATACAACAGAAAATACTATATTTACCAACGCGGGCGGTTACAACTGCCAACACTCTATTTTACCAGTTTCGATATTTGCGGTTCCAAAGATTGATATTCAGAATGCAATGGAGAAAGGGTATTACACGCCAAATTCGTTTGAGAAAAAAGAATTGAACCTTTGAGAATAGCCCTTACTTCGATTTCGCCAAAGCACTCAATGGCACACGCCCAACCTTTGTCCGTCCAATCGTGGATAGATAACGGGTTCAAAGTAATATCGCTTAATTCGCCAAAGGAAATATCCGTTTTGCATGACCAGTTTCCAAACGTGGAATTTGTGGAATGCTGGCGAACAATGGAAGGGCTATTCAAAGCCCCGTATGTACCGATTTCGGCTTTTATTGATTACGCAAAAGAAAAGGCGTTTGAATCGGTTATGCTTATCAATTCAGATATTGTGATTAAGGACAATTCAGGCAACCTTGCAAAGTATTTTGAGTGGAGCGTGAACGGATTGGTAATTGCAAACCGCGAAGACCACAACGGAGACTTTGCCCCGTCAGTTAGGTATCAATTGGGATTTGATGCGTTTATTGTTCATTCAAAGTTCTATCCCGTAATTTGTCAAAGTATGTTTTCGATGGGGCAAACGTGGTGGGATTATTGGCTACCTTATCGCTTCATTAAACAAGGTAAAGAGGTCGTTTACGTTCGCGAACCTATATTTTACCACCAGCGCCACGCGGTGCAATACGACCATAACGAATGGGCTTTTATGACACGTTACTTTCAATGGGTCGAAGGGTATCGCGAACGGATAACGCCACAGCAAGCAACAAGCGAAGTGTATCAATTTATAAGGAAAAACATTAAATGACAGTTGACGTATTTATACGAACTTACGAAAAGGATTATGAGTGGTTGCATTTGGCTTTGGCTTCAATTCAAAAGCACGTAACGGGTTATCGCGATATTGTAGTTTGCACTCCAAACCCGAAAGGCTTAGAACACCTCACAGCCGAAAAGGTTATTCAAGTACCCGACTTAGCCGATGGGTATATTGGGCAACAGCTAACCAAACTCGAAGCATGGAAATACACGGGTGCCGATGCGGTTGTGTTTTGGGATAGCGATGTGATTGCAATCGAACCATTAGATGTGAACGAATACTTCGAGAACGGAAAACCGCTAATTTGGAAAACACGTTATTCAGAGATTCAATGTCCTTGGCAATCAATAACAGAGGGCGCGTTAAAGTGCTTAATCGAATGGGAGTATATGCGAAGGATGCCTTTGGTTTATCGCACAGATACGCTCAAAGCCGTTTGTGAACATTTGGAAAAGTTGCACGAATTACCGTTAGATGCCTACCTTAGTGGCGTACCTTATCGCAGCTTTTCGGAGTTTAACGTTATGGGTGCTTATGCTGAAATGAATGAGCCACAGAACTACGTTTTCAAAGATACCTACAAAGCCGATATGCCAAAGATTAAAGCAATGCAGTTTTGGAGTTGGGGCGGGATTACTAACGATGTTTTAGCGCAAATCAAATGATAATACACGAACTTCCAAACGGGAAAAAAGTCGCTTTAATTGAAACAGATAGCCACATTTCAAAATGGATTATTCAAGAGGGTAGGTTGGATCATGATCAAAATATGTTGCCTTTATTGGATGCCTACATTCATCGCGGCTTTACGGTAGTTGACATAGGTGGATATATAGGTGATCATACAATCTACTATGCAAATCGTGTTGGTTCGCGTGGTTCTGTTTACGCATTTGAACCAAACCCCAAAGCCTACGAATGTTTGGAGTACAATATGAAAGGGCGTGAGAATGTAGTTTGTTTTAAGCGTGGCGTTTCCGATAGGAAGCACACAATAGGATTGGCGCAAGAAGTGAACGCGGGTGCTACTCATGCAATCGCAGAGGGGGACATTCAATGCGTTACTTTGGATTCTATTAACATACCCAATTGCGATTTCATTAAGATGGATTGCGAGGGCATGGAATTACGGGCTTTGAAAGGCGCGGAGTTAACCATTAGAAAGCACAGGCCGACAATGCTAATTGAGATAAATCAGGGCGCATTGGTTAGGCAGGGGTTCGATAGTTTGGACATTTACAATTGGCTAAACGACAACGGTTATCGTTACCGAAATATCTACGATAATCAAGGATTAACAGATTCGCAGTTGGATATAATTTGTACTCCGATATGAAAGCATTTGTAACTGGCGCAACTGGGCAAGATTCCAGCTACCTATGTGAGTACCTACTTTCTTTAGGCTATGAAGTACATGGCATGATTCGCGCAAGCTCAAACATTGTGCAAGAATCTAAGCGGCTTAAACTTTGCTACTCAAACCCGAACTTTCATACGCATTATGGCGATATGACAGACCCGCTAAGTTTGGAACGCATACTTACAGACGTGATGCCCGATGAAGTGTATAACCTTGCAGCACAATCACACGTAAGAATATCTTTTGACGTTCCACAGTTCACCGTTCAAACCGATGCCGTTGGCGTGATTAACTTGTTGGAATCAATGCGAAGGGTTTGCCCGAATGCGAAGATGTACCAAGCAAGTAGCAGCGAAATGTTCGGGCTTAGTTGTGATGCCGATGGATACCAACGCGAAACAACACCGCTCAATCCTGTTAGTCCTTACGGTTGCTCAAAGGTATTCGCTTACAACGTAGTTCGACATTATCGGAGGGCTTACGGTATGCACCTAAGCAACGGAATACTTTTTAACCACGAAAGCCCAAGAAGAGGTGTTGACTTTGTAACCAACAAGGTAGTGAAAGCTGCTGCAATGATAGCGCACGGCAAACAGGACAAATTAGAGTTGGGCAACTTAGACGCTTCGAGGGATTGGGGTCACGCTAAAGATTACATCAAAGTGATGCACTCCATGTTGCAACTTGACAAGCCTACAGATTACGTATGTTCAATGATGGAAGCGCACACGGTACGCGAACTATGCGAGTTGGCGTTTAGTTACTTTGGCTTAGATTACCGCGATTACGTTACCACCAATCCGAAATACTTACGTGCGGAGGAGTTGCCGTACCTAAAAGGCGATTCAACAAAGCTGCGTACTGAATTAGGATGGCAACCGACATACACATTTGAAAGTATGATTTACGAAATGTGCGAGCATTGGACTGATGAAATAAACGGGCAAGAAAGCACACGGTAAAAAATAACTAAATTTGCGACATGGAAATTCAAGACGCTCAAAACTTTATAGCCGACTTTCTTAAACGTGAAAAGGAATCGGGCAAGGACGTTGCGAAGGTTTACGGCAATGAGTACGTCGATGCCGTTAAGCAAGCCAAGCGAATTAAGCCCCATGTAGACCCCGACCATAAGCCACAAGAACTATTTGTGAACCGTAGCCCTAACGCAACGGCTGAGCAAATGAAGTATGTGTTGGACAATTACAAGTGTACTACGTTGCCTGTTTGGGTGGATTTCCTTTCTGTTATCGGGCGTTCCTTTATAGACACGAATTGGCAGATTATATGGGAGGATGGTAGCGATGGCCTAAAGGAATACACCGAAAAGGACTTTCCTGTTTGGGGCAACTTAGAGTATTTCATCAAATCGGTATTACCTACTATTAAGCTATCCGACCCAAACGGAATGATAGCAGTAAGGCCGTATCGGTTTAATGTCGTTGAGTTGGAAAGTGGCGAAAGGGTAATTGAGGATACGAAAGAGTTTGAACCAGCGTTATATTTTCACCCGTCTGAAAAGGTATTGATAAGACGCGATGACTTGGTTTTGGTTGTTGGTGATGACAAGTCAAAGGTTATTGTTGGCGATACCGAAAAGCTAGAAGGGCGTGTTTTGTATCTATACACTCCTACTCACATTTACAAGTTTGAGCAGTACGGCAAAGCCCCCGACAATACCTATCAAATGGCCTATTCCTATGAACATGGTGAGGGCGTTATGCCAATTACCACGCTTAAAGGGATTCCATACATTAGAACAAATGGCAGCGTGTTTTGGGTGTCTCCATTCCGTTACGCGGTGGACTTATTAGACCTTGCCCTAACGAATAAAAACATACTCCAAGTTTCAATAGCTGGAGTGGTGTTTCCGTTTCGCATTATGATGGCCGACCCTTGCGACTTTGAAAACGACTTAGGCCGTTGCTCAATGGGTAAGTGGGTAACTAAATTAGACGGCTTTGCGGCTGGTAATTGCCACCAATGCGGAGGGTCGGGAAACAAAGTTCCATACTCCCCAACGGGCGTTTTCCTTTACTCCAAACCCGAAAAGACTTTAGAAGGTGGCGGGGGTTATTCAGGCAAGCCCGTTGAATTTGTGGAAGCACCCGTAAGCGGTTTAACCTTCATTCGTGAAGAGATTGAACTTGACACGCAAAAGGCGCGGCAAATACTCCATTTGCATACATCGAATACCAATGTAAAAGGTAGCGAAGATATGACGGCAACGGGTATCGCAATAGACCGCGATGCTCAATTCGCTTTCGTTCGCGGTATTTCAGAACAAATCTTTGACCTATGGGATTGGGTATATAAACGGGTTGCTTTCCAACGTTACGGTAACTATAACCAAGTGCCATCATTGGTACGTCCTCAGTCGTTTGAATTTAGAACTGAAAGCGATATTTGGGGGCAAATCAAACTTGCAAGAGAATCACAAGCCCCCGCGATAATTATACACGGCCTTTTCTATTCATTACTAAATACCATACACGCAAGCGACCCTATCGCTTTGAAGGTATTTGACACCGTCACCAATGCAGACCAACTATTCGCCATGAGTGATTCACAGTTGGCTATGTCACGGGCTACAATTGAGCCGTGGAGGGTTACGCTACATAACACGGGATTGCAGCTGGCGAATGAATTGATACGCAAAGACCCGACATTCCTAGATAAAGATTTGACCGATAGAATTGCGGAACTTGTAGATTTAGCCAAAATGACTACATTTGTGCCACAAAGCAATAACGCTATCAAAGATATTTTAGCAATAGGCGGGTAAATGGGTTGCACAACTTGCGGTAAGAAAACCAACATCGTAGCGAAACAGGCGGCAATTCCTATGTCGATTTTTTCAAGCAAAAAAACAATTAAGCCAATGGCAAACGAAAACAATCCGCATATAATGTGCTGGAGGGGAAAACAAAGATGGCCTTATCACTACTCAGTTTTGATAGGTGCATTTTTAGAACGAATCGAAAAGGCACACGGTAAAATTGAGATTGACGATCCCGACCTAAACGAAAAGCTAACCGAGGAACAGCTAAAGGCTTTGTCGGCTAACTTCCCGCATTTAGACCCCGACAGACCGTTACCTATTGCGCCCCCGATTATTGATGTGGAGTTTAGACTTCCTGTTGATGCGTTGGGCGAAGTTGAACCAGTTACCGAAGAAACACCACAAGCCGCGAAACGTGGCCGTAAACCTAGATCTAATTAAATATGCCAATCGAACTAAAAGAATTTGCCGAATTTGTAGGCGTGGAAGTAAACGCAGAAACAACACTTGATACGCTGAAAACCGCGTTCAATGAAAAGTATGTTCCTGTTGAAACGCACAAAACAACGCTTGGAGAAGTGAACGGTAAATTCAATCACAGCGTAACTAAAGCCGCAAAGGAATTAGGAGTTGAATTGAGCAAAGAAGAAATTAAGGACAAATCGACACACGAACTGCCTTTAATCTTAGCTGCAAAGGTTGCCGCAAGGTTCGCAGATTTCGAGGGTAGCAAAACGGCAACACAAGCCGAAATTGAAGAAAAGTTTAAGGGTAAATTAACGGCATTTGAGCAAAAGGTAAAAGACCTCGA